TCTTTAGCAAAGCCAGGCAGCACAAAGCTATCTGCTTGCTGGTTTACGCCCTTATTAAGAGGCCCAATGATTTGACTGAAAAGTTCTTTAGACATCAGCGATCAAGAATATCAGGACCAAAGGTAGTAATCACACGGCCGCCGTACATATCGTCAGGACCACTGATGAAGTTGTAGTTTTGAGCCATATCCTCAGTTCTCTTCAAAGTCTCCAACGCAGCTTTCTCATCTTCTGCTGTATAAGCTTCAATGCTGGAAGACGTAACAGCACGGTTAGAGAACATTCGACCAGCACGAATCATTATGTAGCGTCTGCCAGTCTCAGGAATGCTATCCCAATCCAACTCTTCAATAATCTCAGCTACAAGGTCACTACTGTTTCCAACTACAGCAACACCAAGACTACCCCTCAGATCGTATGTATTCCTAACGCGATCAAAAAGCCGCAGACCCCGTAAAACAAAACGTTGAGACGGATACAGAAGAGGGTTGAACCTGACAGCAAGGGTATTACTAGGAAGTTGGGATTGACCTGTAGAAGCATCCAAAGGAATGGAGTCATAAAGCATCGTGTTCCAAGACCACCCAGCCCCTTGAACCTCTCGGCTAACCTCATCTAACGTTCGTTCTGCAAGGCTTACATCACCTGTCAGAGGAGCGTTAAGGCTATTCACTGGTGCTTCACCAATAATGGCGAGCAAAGTGTTAACTGCACTGAGTTTACTAGTCGCCATTTATTGCAACAAAAAAGGGGAAGCATTTGCCTCCCCTCATTGTATTGGTAATTAACTAGAAGCTAGTTAATCAATAAGGAGCACCATCGTGCAGCAGGCTCACGCAGCACTCAGGACGCAGCACACCGTGACCCACGGCATAGCTAGCGACCATCATGGTGCTTTGAGTCATGGCCTTGTACTCAGCACCGGTCATCTGCATCGAGACATCCTTGAGGGACACCGTACCCACAGCTTCCTTGGTGAAGCACAGGCCGAAGCAGTTAGCGATGGAGCTGGTGTTACCCTGCTCATCCTGGAAGTAATCAACAGTACCAGAGGCGGCCTGACCGTCAGAGCCATCACGGCCGTTGACGTAGTTAGGACGCTCACCACGGGTCACAGCAGACTGGTTACCCAGACCCACATAGGACTGACCGCTGGTGTAGCTGTTGATGCCCAGGTGGTTGGAGGTAACCAGACGGAAACCAGCAACACTCAGGACTTGGTTACCAGCAAGGGTACCGTTACGACCGTCACCACCGTTGTAATCAGTGATGATTGCACGGTCGCTGTTCAGGATGTCGTAGTAAGCACCAGGGCTCAGAACGGTCACGCGACCATCCTTAGGAGCATCCTTCTCGTCCAGCACTTGGCAGGCCTTGAAGAGGTTCTCAACGATCAGGTTGCCACGAGCGGTACGGCTAGCAGCACCGTTCAGGTCGATACCACTGAAGGAAGTACCACCAGGCAGGGCGTTCAGAACGAACAGACGCTCACCAACAGTGAAAGCAGCGTTAGTACCGGTACCAATAGCACCCAGGGGGTTGATACCGAAAGTGGCTGCACCGTTGGTAGGAGCAGTGGTGATCACACCGTAAGCACCGGAGGTCTCACCATAGATCACCTCACCCACGGCAAAGAAGCCGAGCTCAGCGGTCTGGAAGTTAGCGCTCAGAGTGACAACGTTAGAAGCAGCAGAAACAAAAGTACCGCCGTTCAGTTGGAATCGCTTGGAATCCCAATCCTTCACACGACCATCAGACTCAGAAGCAGCCAGAAGGGTACGAGCAAGACGCTGGTCATATGCCCGAGCAAGAGCCCGCCCCAATTCAGTTGAGTAGATCGACCTTACATCCCAATGAAGTTTTGCTTCATCAAGATCGTAGATCGAAGCATCAGCAATCAGCAGATCATCGATGGTGATGATCTTTTCGCCGATCATACCTTTGTTACCTTGACCGGTAATAAAGTCACCGGGGCGGTGGTAGCGGCTAGAAAAGCGCCCAGTAATGGGAAAGCTTGCAGATTTGCCCGAAGAGATCGAGCGCTTCATCGTGAGATCTTTAAAAATCGTCTCGCGATTGAAGGTAGTCAGAACTTCTCCCGAAAAGATTTTCAGGAAATTAGCGTTTTCACGCTCATAGTTACCGGAGGCGGAACCAGCGTTGTATTGAACGCCGTTAAGACCACCCAACCGGCCGACAGATGCAAAATCAGGCATCGTTAGGTTGGAGATAGAAGTTTACGTGCGCTCGCATCTCAAAGTTGTTATCGCCTCAGCGGCAACAATGTCTACGTTCGCTAATGAAATACTAACCCCTAGGGCCCAATACTTCACTACGAATCAACTTATCCTGCACATCTTGTGTGTAAGCAGGGTCTTGGAGATAACGAGGATCGTTCATAGCAGCCATTACTTCCTGACTGGAGCGGAACACATCGCTACTGTTTCCAGAAAGCTTTCCACCCATCAGTTGTGGCTCATAACCTTCAGTGTCTTGATAAGCAAAGTAAAGACTTTGCAAAGCGTTACGAGCACGGTAGTAGTCACCGCTATTCACTTCACGGTTGTAAGCCTCAAGCTCTTCAGCGTTAAGGTTACCCCGTGCCCATTCTTGAACAGCTTGGAAGTTTTCTTGACCTCCAATGCTGTCCATAATCACTGACTCTTCCTCTTCAGAAAGAACTGCAGCTTCTACTTGATCTTCGGTAGTGTCTTCAGCATCCTCAGGTTCCGTAGCTTCATAACCACGGTTACCAAGTTTCTTCTCAAGTTCTTGATAAGCCTTCAAAAGCTCATCAGGTGTTTTAAACTTGCCAGCAATTAGTTCTTCTTGCTGTTCCTGCTTTTCAGCTTCTTGAAGAATTTCAAGATCTTGCTCGCTATAGGGCCCAGTTTCCTGAGCCAGAAAACCATCAGCGATAATTTCCATGATCAACCAATACGGATGGTCAGATCAGGATAGATCCAAACAGGACGCTTGTTCTTAGCAGCCTGAGCATATTGTTCGTATGTTTCAGGCTTCTTCTCTTTGAGCTCTTCAATGAGAAGTTCCATCTTGGACTTAGGTTCTGCCTTCTTAGAAGGGAGCTGCTGCTCCTCCACCACCGGCTCCGGCGATTTCTTGGCTTGTCCGGATTGAGTCATTTTCAGCTTTGACGAGAGCGGCTTGTTTAGCAGGATCGTTATTAGGATCTTGCGAAGCCATTTGTTGCTGCATCATCATAGCTTGCTGTTGTTCTTCAGCCATGAGATCCTCATCACTCTTAATGAGTTTGTAGGTATCCAACCCGTCAGAAGCTGCAAGACGAGTAATAAGCTCACGACTGTTAACGTACTTAGCCAGAGTCTCAGGCCCAAGAGTTCCAGCAATCGTCTGTAGGAACTCAATAAGTTTTGCTTTGTCGTTACCTCGTCCAAGAGCATCCAAACCAGTTGTGATCTGGGGTTTTACTACGTTCTTAGGCAGCTTAGGAAGACGCCCCTGGCGTTCCATAAGGGCCATCTTGCGGTTCACAAGAGGTAGCTGTAGTTCAATACTAAGGATGCTGTAGATTCCCCCCAATCCTGCTTCCAGCTCCTGTGCAACCATTCTGATCTCTTCGGCTGTCACTCGGTCCCGACCAGAAGTACCAGCTTGAATGGCACTGTTAAGAAGGAACGCAAAGCTCAGTCGTTGTTCAATACGAGCAATGGTGTTGAGAGCAACCGTAAGATCAGCTTGTTTCTGCATTTGCAGAGGAGCCACATCATTTGGATTGCCTGCCACAATTGAACCATTGGCAGCCCTAGCAAGTGCGTCAGGACGTGTAGTGCCGTTTGGGTTACAAAGGAAGATGATCTTGGCTGCTGCTGCTGAACCCTCAACAATGGCTTTAGAAAGATACTCAAGGCTTTTCAGATCGCCCAGAAGCTCTTCACAATATCCACGACCGTAGGCTTCATGAGCCACACGGAACATCCTCAGAGGAATCCAGGGGCTCTTCTCAATGGGAACAGAACCACGCTTACCAAT